CAGTTGAGACCTCAAAAGCAAAAAGCTGACAATTATATGCCAAGAAAACGTTGTTTGGCATCATTTTGCGTAAAGCGCGTTAATTTGGACTAAATTGCGCCTATGCCAACTTGCAACACCAAAGAACTGGCCGAGACCCTGGGCATCACGCAGCCCCGCATCAGTCAGCTCAAGACGGAGGGCCGCTTTGACGGTTGTTTCAGGGTGGTGCGTAACAGGATCGAGTGGGATCTGGATGCAGCGGTCAAGGCGTATCAGGATGGGAATCCCAATGCCACCGCGAGTCCCACTCGTCGCAAGTCGTCTGACCTTGAGATTCCGACGTTCAATGAAAGCCGTGCGAAGTCTGAGCATTTTCGTGCGGAGCTGGCTCGTTTGGATTTGGAGGTCAAGGAGGAGCAGTTGGTGGAGGTTGCCCGTGTGGAGCGTGCGGCTTTTACTGTTGCTCGTTCTGTACGTGATGCTTTGGGGAATATTCCTGATCGCGTCAGCAATCAATTGGCTGCTGAGTCTGATCCGGTCATCATTCATCAAACATTGACGGAAGAAATCAGGAAAGCGCTGGAGGCATTGACCAATGCGTGACGGGTCGTTGATCTACCGCGAAGCGTTTTTAGAGGGCCTAAAGCCTGACGCCGACCTGACCGTGAGTCAATGGGCCGACAAGTACAGGATGCTGTCGAACAAGGCCAGCGCCGAACCGGGCCCGTGGAGGACAGATCGAACGCCTTACCTCAGGGAGATCATGGACTGCATGTCAGCCAACTCGCCTGTTCAAAAGGTGGTGTTCATGGCTGGCGCGCAGCTTGGCAAGACCGAAGGTATCAACAACGTTGTTGGGTACATGATCGCTCACGCCCCGGGCCCTGCGCTTTTCGTGCAGCCGACGATCGAGATGGCTAAAAGATTGAGCAAACAACGTCTTGACTCGCTTATTCATGAAACGCCATGCCTTGCGGAAAAGGTCGCTCCTGCTCGAAGCCGAGATTCAGGCAACACGATGTTTAGCAAAGAGTTTCCGGGCGGGATTCTTTTGCTCACGGGCGCCAACAGTGCTACGGGGCTGCGCTCTGCTCCTTGTCGCTGGGTGTTGCTGGACGAGGTTGATGCTTTCCCAAGTGATGTGGACGGCGAGGGAGATCCTTGTGCGTTGGCTGAACGACGAGCGTCAACGTTTTCAAGACGGAAGATCATCCTCACCTCCACGCCCACGGTAAAGGATACGAGCAGGATCGAGACGGAGTACTTGGCCTCTGATCAACGGCGTTATTACGTCCCGTGTCCACATTGTGATCACATGCAATGGTTGCAATGGAAAAACTTGCAATGGCGCGACGGAGACCCTCGCACGGCGGCGTACGTGTGCGAATCATGCGGCACACACATTAACGAGCATTACAAAAGTGAAATGCTGCGCAAGGGCGAATGGCGTGCGACTGCTACGAGTCAAGATGCACGTACTGTTGGGTTTCATCTTTCGTCCCTGTACAGCCCGCTTGGGTGGAAGAGCTGGGAGGAGATCGTTGGTGAATTTTTACGTGCGAAAAACGACGCGCCATTGCTCAAGACTTTTGTCAATACTGTCTTAGGCGAGACTTGGGAGGAGGAGACTGGGGCAAAGCTTGGGGCTGACGGGTTGTCCGAACGGGCTGAGTTTTACCCTGCCGGGGAAGTACCAGATGGCGCTTCTGTCTTGACCGCTGGACTTGATGTTCAGGACAACCGAGTGGCGATTGGTTTGTACGCGTGGGGTCGCGACGAGGAATGCTGGTTGATCAGTCATACAGAGATTTACGGCGATCCAGCCGGTCAGAAGTTGTGGGAGCAAGTTGATGACCTCTTGTTAAGGGACTATCCCAATGCCAACGGTGGAAGGGTGAAAGTTGCTGCTGTTGGCTGCGACTCTGGTGGTCACTACACCTCTGAGGTGTATGCGTATGCGCGAAGCCGCAAAGGGAAGGGAATTTTTGCATTGAAGGGCCAATCGGTAAGAAACAAGCCCCCAATCGGCAAACCGTCAAAGGTGGATATTAACTACAAGGGTCAAGTGCTCAAAAACTCGGCCGAGGTATATCCAGTCGGAACAGACACAATCAAATCAACCTTGTTTGGCCGCATGAAACACAATGAACCAGGGGCTGGCTACATTCATTTTCACGCAGAGGCAGGTCAGGAGTACTTCAAGCAACTTACGGCTGAGAAGCAGGTAGTTCGGTACGTGAAGGGATTTGCAATTCGCGAATGGAAGAAGAAGGCCGGTGATCGTAACGAAGCGTTGGACTGCTTTGTGTACAGCTATGCGGCCCTACACTTCCTGTACATGCGGTTCAACAGGAGCACGATTTTCGAGCAGTTTGAGCGCAGCGTTGCAAGTGCACCAAAGCGCGCTGAAAAGATGCAAACACAACAGCAAGAGGAAAGGTCGCCATACCGCCCGCCACAGCGTAGACTGCAGAAGCGGACCTCCTCATTCGTGACGAGCTGGTGAGCATTCTTGTCCCGAGCTTGATTTACGCGGGCGACACCGTCGTTTTTGATGTGCCTGCGTTCAAGGATTCAATCGGCACTGTCATTGACAGCGTCACCTACACCCTGACTTGGTACGCTCGGACCAACACGGCAAACGAGGGTGCAACGGTTGTTGGCACGGCCGAGAGCACTGGTTGGAGGATTACGGTCCCCGCCGCAACGACAACGAACTTTGATGCTGGGTTGTGGGCCTGGCAAGCGATTGCGACGTATAGCACTCTGACTTACACCGCCGGTCGGGGTCAGTTCACCGTCAAGGCAAGCGCAAAGTATGCCGGTAGCCCCGGTGCATTCGACGACCGCTCAAGGGCTGAAATTGACCTGTCTTACGTTGAGGCTGCTATTCGCACGCTGGCGCAAGGTGGGATGGTGCAGGAGTACACGATCGGTGGTCGCAGCCTTCGGCGTTACAAAATGGCTGAGTTGTTGCAATTGCGTGACAGCCTGAAGAACGAAGTTGCAATGGAGCGTCGAGCTGAGAAAATCCGACAAGGCCTTGGTAATCCAGGTCTCGCCAAAGTGAGGTTCACCTGATGGCCATTTTTGGAATTGGACGCACCAACGGGTTGCGTAAGCAGTTGGAAGAAGCGCAACAAAAGAATACATATTTAAAGCGTGCGTACGCTGCCGCGCAGAGCAACCGGTTGACATCGGATTGGATCAGTCAGGCCACGTCGGCTGACAGCGAAATACGAGGCAGCATCAGGATGTTGCGCAATCGCGCGCGTCAACTGGTGCGTGATTCCGACTTTGCGAAAGCTGCGCTGCGTGCGGTCAAGAACAACGTGGTCGGCACTGGCATCAGGATGCAGGCGCAGGTCAGGATGCAGCGTGGTGGGCGCTTGGCAGAAGACATCAATCGCCGGATTGAGGAAGAGTTCGATCGTTGGACCTCTGCCAAGCGTTGTCACTGCGGCGGAAAGTTGAGTTGGTATGACATCCAACGGCTTTGCATTACTGCGATGCTGGAGTCTGGCGAGGTCTTTGTTCGCTTGGTGAAGCAGCCCTTTGGTGGCAGCCGTGTACCACTAGGCCTTGAGATCGTCGAATCCGACCTTTTGGACGATGACTACAACGACATCGCTCGGAATGGCAATGAGATCAGGATGGGGATTGAGATTGACAAGTGGGGTCGCCCTGTTGCTTATCACTTCTTTGACTATCACCCTGGCGATTATCAGTTCAGTTACGCGCAAAAACTAGCCCGCAAGCGTGTTCGCATCCCCGCTGAAGACATCATTCACTTGTACGCAATTGAACGCCCTGGCCAGACGCGTGGCGTGAGTGCGTTTGCCTCGGCGATCATGCGCTTGCGCAACTTGAGCGGGTACGAGGAAGCCGAGATTGTCGCGGCTCGAGCAAGTAGCAGCATGATGGCCTTTGTTAGGACTCCTGATCAAGAGTTGATGGAGGATGGAAATTTTGACCAAGAATCCGTCCTCGACTTTTCACCGGGCAGCATTCGGCGATTGGCACCTGGCGAAGAAATGCAATTCTTCACGCCAAACAGGCCTGATGACGCATTTACTCCTTTTGTTCAGCAGATGCTTCGTGCTGTGGCTGCTGGGGTTGGTTGTAGTTACACGCAGGTCAGCAGTGATTTTTCACAGAGCAACTACAGCTCTTCACGTCTTGAATTGCTTGAAACGCGCACGCATTACAAGACTCTGCAGCAGTATTTAATCGAATCGCTTTGTGAGGAGGTTTATGAGCGTTGGCTCGAAATGGCAGTCATGGCTGGGGTGCTTGATCTACCTGCGTTTGATAGCAATCCCGGACGCTACGAGGAGGCGAAATGGATTGCTCCGGCTGCGCAATTTGTTGATCCCCAGAAGGAAGCAGCAGCGTACAAAGAGTTGATTCGTAGCGGGATTATGACCTTGTCGCAGGTTATTGCGTTGCATGGCGGTGATTTTGAGGATCAGATGCGTCAGCGTCAGCATGAACTTGCCGTTGCTGATGAGCTCGGGATTGTCCTTGATACCGATCCGTCGTCAGTGTCAAATAACGGCACGGTGCAGCCTGTCCCTGTTGCCCCGACTGAACATCCCGTACAACATGAAGAAGAGCCTGAATTGGAGGATGTTGACTAATGGCAAAGGTTGGGGACAAGACGATTGATCTGATGCCTACTGAGGGCATGAAGTCCGAAGCGCGGCGTTATCGCGCATGGAAGAAAGAGGGTCGGCCTGGCGGGACAAATGTTGCTGCGACACGTGCAACGCAGATTCTGTCTGGCAATGAGCTGAGTCCAGATACTGTTATTACAATGGCAGCGTGGTTTGCGCGTCATGAGGTTGACAAGCAGGGCAAGGGGTTCCGGCCTGGGCAGGATGACTATCCTTCGCCTGGTCGCGTAGCATGGGCGGCATGGGGTGGCGATTCTGGTCAATCGTGGAGCAACATGAAGTCCAAAGCCATTAAAAAAGCACGGGAGCGCTCTATGGAACCGATTGTTGACGGTCGCCCTTACCCGAATGAGCATGCTGCTCGCTTGACCGATCCTGATCAATACGACGACATCCGTCGTGTCAACGATGAGTTTGGCGCTGGCATCGATGCGATCTATGGGATCAAGGATGGCACTTCTGAGCTGCAAGCACTGCGTTTTGACGCTGATCGATTTACGCCTAGCGAGGCTCGTGAATGGCTGGCTGATCATGACTTTGAGGCAATGATGTTTGAGGAAGCCACAGGAGAGCGCAGTGAAGAGCGTGCTGCTGCTGATGCCTTGAAAAAGGGTGATTTTGTTGAGTGGGATTCAAGTGGTGGTACTGCTCGCGGCCGGATTGAGCGCGTTGTACGTGAAGGTGTTTTGAACGTGCCCGATTCATCGTTGACTATTAACGCTTCAGAAGATGACCCTGCAGCGCTGATCCGCGTCTACCGGCGTCAAGAAGGCAACTACGAAGAAACTGAAACCCTTGTCGGTCATCGCTTTTCGGAGCTGCGGAAGATCGCGGCACTGCGCATGCTTGAAGGCGAGACCCTCACGCGCTCGTTAAGCACTGAGTTTCGTGCAGATGCAGAAGGTCGCACTCTTGAGTTTCCGTTTGCCAGCGAAGCGCCTGTTGAGCGTTACTACGGGATGGAAATCTTGAGTATGGACGAGAAGGCTATGGATCTCAGTCGCTTAAATGATGGCGCTCCTTTGCTGTATCAGCACGACGCCGATCGGATTGTTGGTGTGGTCGAGCGTGCATACATCAAAAATAAGCGTGCCTATGCCAAGGTCAAGCTTGCAAATAACGAGCTCGGACGCGAAATGCAGGAGCTGATCAAGGATGGCATCATTCGGAATGTCAGCTTCGGCTACAAGATCAATGCCATGGAGGCCGATGAGTCCACTTCACCAGTGACTTATCGTGCTACCAATTTCCAGCCGTTTGAGATTAGCTTGGTCACCGTGCCTGCTGATCAAACGGTAGGCATTGGCCGTGCTTTCTCCCATAATGAAGGCACGGAAACGGCCTCAGCCGTACCAAGTCAACCCAACGGAGTTACAACCGTGGATCAAACCCTCAATGTTGAGGCTATCCGCGCTGAGGCCGCTCAGGCCAAGGCTAAAGAGGTAGCTGAAATGATGGCCCTTGGCCAACGCACCAAAAACCTTGAAATGGCTCAGGAGTTTATCTCGAACTCCCGCAGCCTTGAAGAGCTCCGCTCTGCCCTTCTGGAGAAGATGGGTGTTCAAGAGAAGCCCATCAACACTAAGGATGCCGAAATCGGCATGAGTGACAAAGAGAAGCGCTCCTTCTCCTTCATTCGTGCGATTAACGCCCTGGCCCATCCGAACAGCCAAGAAGCTCAGCGTGCTGCTGGTTTCGAGCTGGAAGTCAGCCGTGCTGCTCAGCAGAAGTCTGGCAAGGAAGCTCGTGGCATCCTGATCCCCGCCGATGTGCTGGGT